GCCGTACTGTTTCAGGTATTCCTTTTTCTTCTCGTTCTCTTCTTTCACTGTTTCCATCGGTATACCCTCCCTGTCTTCCTGCCTCTTAATACTAAGACCTCGAATCCTAACAGGCTTGCTATATCCTTTAATGCTTTATGTGCTTCCTTTACGTGGTGTGGAATGCGGCTTGCATCCTGGATGGCTTTGCCTGCTGTCGGATCGCGATATCCTTCCTGGTTTTTATACAATGTTTCATCACCTTCTCTGCTACTCTATCATTGCCGGAATGAACAGCGCCCATAAGCACCACGCAGATCCCGTCCATTTCATTCCAATAATTACTGCAACTGTCGTAATTATCCATACAAGTATCTTTGTATATTTATCTTCCATTATCCTTTATACCTTTCCGGAAGCGGCATCCACGCCACAACCTTATACGGTTCTCCCTGTTCATCGAACCAGACACCTGTC